CCACGATCGGTTCGCGGGTGGTCAGGCGAACCGCCTGATCAAACAGCCACTCACGCGCCTGGGCTTCCGTCATCGGCCGATCGACCGTGAAACGCTTGCCATCAACCTCGATCGACAATTTGCGGGGCATGGCGAGGTAAACGACGGACCGGCGATTTCGATCCCTATTCGCCGACCCATTTGATCACTTCGTCCATGATCGCCTCGCGGTCCGCCTTGCTGAAGCCCAGCAGGCGACGGGCCGGGTAGCGGACCTTGATAGAGTTCGGGATCCGGCTGTCCACCTTGTCAATCAGGCCAAAGTGGTGGACCTGGGCGGTGCCGGCGACCAGGCGGGTGAAATCGACCTCCACCCCATCGGGCGAGGGGCGCACGCGCATGTTGCGCAGCTTGCCAGTCTTGCGGAACATCTTGCCCTTGCGGGCGCGGCGGCGACCCTTCCGGTCCTTGCGCGGCTCCATGGCGCCGCCGTCCGGCTCCACGTTGGCGAGGATGCGCTGGGAGTTCGCGCGGCGGAGCATGATGCCGATCATGCGGGCGACCTTGCTGCGCTCGCCCGGTTTCAGCTTGGCGAGATAGCCTTCGATCCACGGTTCGATCGCTTCGAGGCCGGAGGGTTCGGCCATGGTCAGACGGGCACAATGCGTTCGTCGGGATCGGCGTTGCGCCAGATCTCGCGCAGGGTGCCCGGCGGGTTGGAGAGGGGCAGCTCATCCGGCAGGAGCGGATCGGGCTCGCCGGGATGTTCGATGTTCCACCCACCATCGGTGGCCGCGGTGACGATCGCCGCCTCTGTCAGGGGCAGTTCGAAGAGCAGGTCGAAGGTCTTGTCGTCCACGATCTCGGCCTCGAAGGCATAGCCTGAGCGGGAGAGCAGGAGATCGGGCTGGTTGGTGGCGAGCCACTGGTTGACCAGGTGGACGAGAATAGCCGGGTGATCGGTGTATTCGCTGATGTAGAGGCTCAGCGTGTAGACCCATTCGAAGCCGGGCGAGGGGGTGCCGGTGGCGCGCACCTGCCCCTTGTCCACCCACATGCGCAGCCGGTCGGGATCGCGGGCGAGGGCCGGCAGGGTCTCGGCGATGGCCGCGCGGAGGGACGCGGGTTTCTGCATCAGCGGTCGCCCGGGTGGTGGCGCAACCACTCGATCCGGCAGGTGTGCCAGATCGCGGCGGCAAGGGCGCCGAAGGCGAGAAGGCCGGTGGCGATCGAGACGATGATCACGATGTCGCGCATGTCATTCTCCGGCGGCGGGAGCCATGCCGATCCGTTTCCGAAACAGCCAGGCCGCCCCGTCGAGCAGCAGGGGGAAGCCGATGAACCCCTGTGCGATCGCGATCAGGACGCCGGCCACCGGGTTGAGGTGGTAGAAGCTGACCAGGACCACGGACAGGGTGGCGAAGCTGGGCAGGGCGGAAAGCTCGCCGATCGCCAGCCAGCGGCGGCGGCGCGCCCAGTGCGCCTCCATCACCGGATCTTCCGGCGGATCGCCGGCCGCGCCGTAGAGCTTCATGCCGAGCCGCGCGACCACGACCATGGTGCTGGCAAAGAGGCTGGCCGACCACCAGAAGAAGAAGTCCCGCCAGTCGGTGATTTCGTTCGGCATGTCAGATCAGTCCCAGAGATTGACGGTTTCGCGCGGGGCGGCGGCGGTGGCGGGGGGATCGGGAAGAACGACGGGCGTGCCTTCGGACAGGATCGGCCCGGCTTCGGCGAGGCCGCGGTTCAGCTCGTAACACTGTTCGACCACGGCGGCGGTCCTGCCGAGCTCTCGCCAGCAGATCAGGTCCAGTGTGTCGCCCTGTCGCGCAAAGACGGTGCTGGTCATGAGGCGACCGCTCCGACGTCATCCGGGCCGATATCCCATGGCGGGCTGTGCGGATCGCGCGCGCCGCAGGGCCAACAGGAGCGCAGGCCCACGGCGAGGCGCGGCTCCTCGATCGGTGCTTCGCAGCGTTCGCACTGTTCCTTCAGCAGCGGATCGGGGGCGGGGAAGGTCATCAGATCAGCTCCACCGTGGTGCGGGTGGTGCCGATGATGTCGCGGATCGCGTGGGTGGCGAGGCGGCGATAGTCGCCGGCGGTCTGGATCTCGGCGTCGGCGCGGTTGAGCAGTTCGTTCGTCGCGGCGGCGTCGCGGTGGCCTTCGAGCAGCTCGGCTCCGGCGGTGAAGCGCACGGCGCGCTGGAACAGGACTTCGAGCCGGGTGATCCCGTTGATCTCCTCGTCCGGATCGACGTCCACCAGGCCCGCATGGCCGGCCGCGACCTGCGCCGCCTTCCATTCGCGCAGCTCGCCGGTGACCGTTATCAAGGCCCCCTCGATCGCGCCGACCAGGCGGGGGTGAGTGACAACGTCGCCCAGGCGCAGCGCATCGCGCACGGCGTTGCAATCGACCGTAGGCCACCAGTCGCCCGCCGAGACTTCCGTGTTCGCCGGGCTTTGCGGGGCGGGCGGAACGGCGACGAACGACATGGCGACTTACCTTCGAAAGGGGTGGGGGGTGAGGGCCGGGCCGGACGATTTAGGGTCGTTCGAACCTTCCCGCCCCCCGGCGCGGGTGGCGCAGCTGGTTCAGCCGGTGGCCGGGATGGGGTAGATCGAGACACTGAGCGAAGCGCCGGTGAGCGGGCCATCTTCCGGGCCCCAGCATGAACCCGTGACGGTGGCGTGCAGGTGCTGACCCTCGGCAGGCTCTGCGGTGAGCGCCAGAACCGAAGCGATGGTCTGGTCCGCGACGCCGCGATCCCGTTCATGGATGGGCTGCTGCGCGCAGACCTCGTCCAGCTTGGCGGATGCGGCGGCGGCGAGAGCGGCGGCCGTGGCGGCCACGACCGAGAAGGAATAGCTCATTTGGAATCTCCAGCGGGGTGAGCGAGGTGGGCGAGATTGAGCGCCATGCCGACCAACAGGTCCACGATCAGCGCAGCTTCCGGCGGTGCATCATCGGACGCGGCGAGAGCAGCCTTCAACTGCTGCGCCTTCTCTTCGACCATGCCCGGGGTCACTTGGCGTCGTCCTGTGCGGGGGCGGGCTGGGCAAGCTTGCGCTGTTCCGCCTCGAGGCGTTCGATGTGCTTTTTCACGCCCGAGTTCTGGTCGAGCCCGAGGGCGCGCCGGAAGTGTTCGAGGGCGGACGACACCAGCGCGGCCTTGCCGCCGGCCTGGGCGCTTTCCGCTTCGGCGTCGAAGGCCTCTGCCTTGGCGGCGAAGCTGAGGGCAATGGCCTTTTCGAGCTTGGCGCGGATCTGGTCGTGCATGTCCGCATCGGCGGTCAGCGCGGCGACCTGCTGCAGCGTCTCGCAGTCGATCAGGACCGGCTTCTTAAGGCCGGCCTCGGCGGCTTCCTCGGCGATGGCGGCGGCAGGCTTGCGGGTGAAGCCCTGCGGCAGGGCAAGGCCGTGGCGCAGCACATGGCCGGCGATCGCGAGGGCGCGGGGCCAATCACCCACGTCCATCGCCCAGAGCAGCATGCGCGCGACAATTTCGTCCTGCGGTGCGGTTTCAGCCTCTTCGCCGGCGGCGACGGCTCCGTCTACCCACGGGAGGTAACGCTGGATCAGGGCGCGCTTGGCCTCGATCTTGCGCTCGATCGACTGGACGTCCTGCAGCTGTCGCAGATCGTCGCCGAGGGCGATCAGCAGCTGCGCGTATTCGCCTGCAACCGGGCCGGTCTCGGGCATGGGTGGCGCAGAGGGGCCGGCGGCAGCAGCGCCGGCCTGTTCGGTGGCGAGCGAAGCCAGGACACGCTGGCGGTGGGCAAGGGCGGGGCTGTAGGCCATGGCGGGTTTCCTCTGTGGCGGAACGTACCCCGGTGAGCTGACTGCAACGGGGCAGGTTTCTCACCGGGGATTCCGATAGGGGGCGTCGACCCTCCCCCTTTTCTTGCTTGGCTACGGGTTGCCGGCGGGTCAGCCAGGTAGCCCGGTCAACGCCCTCGGGTATTCCTTACGGAGCCGGGCGGGCCGGGGCGCCGCCGATCGAGATGTTCTCGACCAGGACAACCAGCTCGTAGTCCTCGACCACGTAGTCCTCGTTGACGCTCTCGTAGTTGGCCACGCGGTCCAGCTCCGGCTCGTCCTTGAGGAAGCGGCGGCGGGTGCCCTCCTGCCAATAGATCGACAGGTTGGAGAGGGTGGTGATGAGGATCGCGGTGGCGGGGAAGAACGGCACCCGGACCGCGGGAAGCCCGCCGATCTGCTTTTCCGAGCGCAGGATGCGGTCGGTCGCTTCGACCTCAGTCGCCGTGGCGCCGGTGGTCTGGGCGATGGTGAAATACTTGTCGTCCACCAGGTCGTGGCCGACGATCACCACCAGATCGGTGTTGCCGCGGTGCCATTCGGGCAGCATGCGCTTCGCATCCAGCACGAGGGCATCGAGCGAGGAGTAGTCCGCCACCGCATGGGCCGAACCGCCGGTGGCGTTGTAGGCCGCGTTCGCGTCGAAGAGCTCCACGCCCGGCTTGACGTAGATCTTCTTCAGCGCGGCGTTGTTGGTGCCGTCCGACTTCACGGTCAGACTGCCGTCGTTGAAGACCTGCGCCGGGGCGCGGGTGCGGATGTTCTGCAGCCACCCGATGTTGACGTCCTGAAGCAGCGGGTTGGCGGTGCGGTCAGTCGTGGCGGCGGCCGAGGTGCCGTTCCACCCGATCATGATCCGGTCGCGCGCCTGCTGGCGAAGGATGGCGTCGCGCAGCATGGTCTCGAAGTCCGGGCGGTGGCGCCAGGCATCCATGAGAGCGTAGCGGCGCGCCCAGTCGAAGTTGGTCTGCCGGCAAAAGTAGAGGTTGGTCTCCGAATTGCCGGTCGGATCGGTGGGGTTGCGCTTGGTGCCGCCGGAGGTGTCCTGCCGGCCGGCCATGGTGCGGGTGGTGCCGAGCCCGAGGGTCTGGCCGGTCTGCTCGATCACCGGGACGACGTTGATCGCCTGCAGGAACTCGGACGATTCCGCCATCTTGGCTTCGAGGCGCTGCTCGACCACCGGATCGACGGAGAACTTGGTGTGGGCATCGCCAACGCCGTTGATCAGCGCGATCTGGCTGACATAGGCGTTGAACAGGAGCCGGGTTTCGTTGCGCATTGTCTCGATACCTTCTGTGGCGCGGGCCGGAACGGGGACTGGGGGTTGCGGGTGCGGGGTTAGGGCGGGTTGCGGGTCAGCTGATCAGCAGTCGGTCTTGATCGAGCCGCTGCCGCCGGTGGAAAGGGGACGCTGGGTGAAGCCCGGCGCCGGGATCTTCTCGACCGTCTCCTTGAGCGTGCCGAGTTCGGCCGACAGCCGGGTGATCTGCTCGCCGGTGGACTTCGACAGCGCCTCGATCCCCGAAACCATGGCGGTCATCGCCTCGCCCAGGGTGGCGAACTGGGCCGCGAACTGCGCGTCCGGTTCGGCCTTGGGCTCGGCAGGAGCAGCCGGTGCTACCGGAGGGGCAGCCGGGGCGGGGGCGGCGGCCGTGAACTTGTCGAGCGCGGCCTTGATCGAGGCGAGCAGGCCGGTGTTCTGTTCCTGCTGCTCTTCCGCGAACTCCAGGGTGATTTCCTGGGCGGCACTGAACAGGTTGGCCTTGTCCTGCTTGCGGGCGGCCAGCGGGCTTTCCTTGCCGGCCTGGACCAGCTGGGCGGCGAACTGGAGCATTTCGGTGCCGAGGCTGGCTGGGCTGTCCGTAACAGCGAGGCCGACCAGATAGGCTTTGCCGGAGTTCGCGAAGTTGGGCTGGATCTCGACTGACGAGTAGAGCTTCTGCCGCTTCTGGTTCATCGCCACGAGCGGATCGAGCGCATCGATCTCGGCCATCAGGGCGAGGCGCTTTTCCTGCTTGCCGCCGAGTTCCAGCGTCACCTCCTCGGTGGAGAGGCTGATCACGTCGCCATAGGCCTGGAAGGGGCCATCGGCGGTGACGCCGCGGATATGTTCGAGGTTGACCCGGGCCGCGTAGGTATCGCGGTTGTAGGTCTCGGCCATCTCCTGCAGCCAGTTGCGCTCGATCGTGCGGCCATCGGTGGTGGCGCCCTCGACCGCTACGCGAAACTTCTTGGTCTTCATCGACGTTGCTCCGTCCTGGGTGTCGGCCGATCCCCGGGCTGCGGGGCGGGGAACGGCGCTTCAACCGGGCCAGAGAGCAAGCCGGGGCGCGCTTTGACAACGCGCGCCCGTTGTGAGGCCGGGGCTTACAAGGCGGCGGACTTCGGGGTGGGCGCCCGGCGGCCATAGCGTGGCGGGACATGACCGATCCCGTTGCCGACCTTCCCACCTGCGGTGCGCCCGACGGCGCCGACCGGCTCCCGCCCGAGGTGCCGCTGCGGATTGTCGCGCGCTCGCTCTACTGGCGGTACTGGACCCTGACCCAGATCGGGGAGGAGCTGCGGGTTCCCGTGTCCACCGTCGCGAGCTGGAAGACCCGCGACGGGTGGGAGGCGGCAAGCCCGCTGCAGCGCGCCGAGAACGAGACGCTGGCCCGCTATCTGGCGCTGACGTGGAAGGAAAAGAAAACCGGCAGCGACTTCAAGGAGATCGACCTGCTCGGCCGGCAGATGGAGCGGTTCGCGCGGCAGCACAAATACCTGAACGGGGGCAACGAGGCCGACCTCAACCCCAGGGTGAAGAACCGCACCGGCCCGGCGGCGCAGGCGAAGAAGGACGCGGCCAAAAACCGGATCACGCCGGACATGGTCGAGGCGCTGCGCGAGGATTTCGAGGGCGGCCTGTTCGGCCACCAGGAGACGTGGCTTTCCACCACCAGCCTGCGGACCCGGTTCATCATCAAGAGCCGGCAGATCGGCGCGACCTGGTATTTCGCCCGGGAGCGGCTGCTGGTGGCGCTCGAGGAGGGGAAGAACCAGATCTTCCTGTCGGCGAGCCGGGCGCAGGCGAACATCTTCCGCAACTACATCGTCCAGTGGGTGCAGAAGGTCTGCAATGTCACGCTGAAGGGCGAGCCGATCGTGATCCAGCGCGGACACGGGCATGGGGAGGACGGCGAGGAAGCGGAAGCTCTCGACCCGGTCGAGCTCTACTTCCTCGGCACCAACTACCGCACGGCGCAGGGCTATCACGGCGACGTGGTGATCGATGAGAGCTTCTGGATCTACGGGTTCGAGGAGCTGTTCAAGGTCGCCTCGGCCATGTCCACCCACAAGATCTACACGCGGACGCTGTTTTCGACGCCCTCAACGCTGGCGCACGAGGCCTATCCGATGTGGAGCGGCGAGCGGTTCAACCACCGGCGCGCCAAGGCCGACAAGGTGCGGATCGACACCAGCCACCAGGCGCTGAAAGACGGCGCGCTGGGGCCAGACAAGATCTGGCGCCAGATCGTGACCGTGTTCGACGCGGTCGAGAAGGGCTTCGACCTTGTCGACGTGGAGGAGCTGCAGCTCGAATACGCGGTGGACGAGTTCGACATGCTGTTCCGCTGCATTTTCATGGACGACAGCACCTCCATGTTCCCGTTCGAGGTGATGCGGCGGTGCATGGTCGACAGCTGGGAGGTCTGGCGCGATTTCCAGCCCCACCACCCGCGGCCCTACGCCGGGGAGGTGTGGCTCGGCTACGACCCGAACGCCAGCGAGACGGGCACCGGGGACGATGCCGCGCTGGTGGCGATCGCCGCGCCGTCCGAAGTGGGCGGCAAGTTCCGCGTGCTTGAAAAGCAGCGGCTGCGGGGGCTCGACTTCGCCGGGCAGGACCGGGCCGTTCGCGACATGGCCGCGCGCTACAACGTGACCCGGATCGCGATCGACCAGACCGGCGTCGGCAAGGCGGTGTGCCAGCTGGTGGCGAAGTGGTTCCCCATGGTCGAGGCGATCACCTATTCGCCGCTGGTCAAGAGCCAGATGGTCTACAAGGCGAAGAACGTAATCACGTCGGGCCGGCTCGAATTCGATGCCGGATGGCTGGACGTGATGCAGGCGTTCATGGCGATCCGCCCGGAAGTGAACAAGCAGGGCGTGACCTTCGTGGCGAGCCGCGCCGGGGGCGTCGGCCATGCCGACCTCGCCTGGGCGATCATGAACGCGCTCTATTTCGAGCCCCTCGACATTACCGAGCTGCCCGGCGGCGGCTCTACCATGGAGATCTTCGGTGACGACTGACCAGACCCTTCCGGCCGTGGCCGAAGACCATGCCGCCGAGCCAGCGGCCGGCGGCGCGATGAGCTTCGCGTTCGGGGATCCCGAGACCGTGCTGGACCGGCGTGAGCTGTTTGACATGTTCGAGACGGTGAACAACGGGCGCTGGTATGAGCCGCCGATCGCGCCGGTGGGGCTGGGCAGGACCTATCGCATGTCGCCCCACCACCAGAGCGCGATCCTGCTGAAGCGGAACCTGCTGGCGGGCAGCTTCGTGCCGAGCCGCTGGTTCGGCCGGCAGGACTTTTCGCGCTGGGCGCTCGACTGGCTGATCATGGGCAACGCCTATCTGGAGCGGCAGGACAACCTTTCAGGGCGCCCACTAGGCCTGAAGCCCAGCCTGGCGGCCTGGACGCGGGTGGGCGTGAAGCCGGACCAGTTCTGGTTCCTGACACCGGGCACCTGGATGGACAACGCCCACGAATTCCGGCCCGGATCGGTGCACCACCTGATGGAGCCGGACCCGCTGCAGGAGGTCTACGGCATGCCGGAGTACCTCTCCGCCCTGCAGTCCGGTCTGCTGAACGAGGCGGCGACGATCTTCCGCCGGCGCTATTACGTGAACGGCAGCCACGCGGGCTTCATCCTCTATGTCAGCGAGGAGGGGTTCAGCGAGAAGGACAGCAAGACGCTGCGCGACCAGCTGCGCCAGGCGAAGGGCGTGGGGAATTTCAAGAACCTGTTCCTGCACATTCCCAAGGGGAAGAAGGACGGCGTGCAGCTGATCCCGGTGGCCGAGGTGGCGGCCAGAGACGAGTTCCTGAACATCAAGGAGGTGACCCGGGACGACGTGCTGGCCGCGCACCGGGTGCCGCCGCAGATGCTGGGCGTGGTGCCGAAGAACGCCAGCGGGTTCGGCAACGTGATCGACGCGGTGCGCGCCTTCTACGGGATGGAAATCATCCCGATCATGCGCCGCATGGAGGAGGTGAACGACTGGATCGGCGTTCCGGCCGTGGCCTTCAAGCCCATGGGCGACAACGAGATGCTGCAGGCGGTGCTGAGCGCAGCGCCTGCGCCGACCCCCGGCCGGTAAGGGCGGGGGCAGGGCCGCGCCAACGGCCCTAACCGGCGGTCTGGACCCGCCATGCCCCGAAACGGCGCCGAATCGGTGCCATCCCGCCCCCCGACCGGGAGCGGAACATTCCTAGAACAACGCGGCGGAGTCCAGACCATGAATCACCCTCTCCCGGAGGAAACCTCCGAACTCGAACCTGTGGCGCCGACGCGCCCCGTGGCGCCCTATATTGGCGGAAAGCGAAATCTGGCGAAGCACCTGGTGGGGCGGATCAACGCCGTGCCGCACCGGACCTATGCCGAGGTCTTCGTGGGCATGGGCGGCGTGTTCTTTCGCCGCGATCACCGGCCCGGGGCAGAGGTGATCAACGACTGGAGCGAGGACGTTTCGACGTTCTTCCGCGTGCTCCAGCACCACTACGTGGCGTTCATGGAGATGCTGCGGTTCCAGGTTTCGAGCCGCGCGGGGTTCGAGAAACTGGTGCGGCAGGATCCCTCGACGCTGACCGACCTACAGCGATCGGCGCGATTCCTTTACCTGCAGCGCCTTGCCTTCGGCGGGAAGGTGGCGGGGCGCAATTTCGGGGTTAACCCGCTGGCGGGCGCGCGATTCGACGTGACCAAGCTGGGGCCGCTGATCGAGGCCGTGCACGAGCGGCTTGCCGGCGTGGTGATCGAGCGGCTGCCCTGGCGGGACTTTATCGAGCGGTATGACCGGGCCGGAACGCTGTTCTACCTCGATCCGCCCTACTACGGCTGCGAGGGTGACTATGGGCGGGCTCTGTTCGATCGGGGGCAGTTCGCCCAGATGGCCGAGGCGCTGCGCGCGGTGAAGGGGCGATTCCTGCTCTCGCTGAACGATCATCCCGACGTGCGGGCGATCTTCGCCGGGTTCGACTTCGAAGCGAGGGACGTGACCTATTCGGTGGGCGGCGGGGACAAGGCGATGGTGGCCGGTGAAGTGATCATCTCGAACTGAGACGGGCCGATGCGTTACCGCCACCACGCCTCCGGTGGGGGTAACGCAGGCAGCCTCCTACTGAAAAACGCCACCATCCCAAAGCTCAATCCGTGGGTCTAGGAACTGTAAGCCGGACGGGGTTGAGGGCCTAAGTTTGACTTCGACCTTGAAACGCATTTTGTCCTCTTCAGGTACGTAGGTGAGATTTTTTAGGTCCTCTTCCCAGACGAAATGCGGGTATTCGTTGCCCTCCTCTCCCAGACAAGCTGCATCGCCCACCATTTTGGCGGTGATATAGCCCTCTCTCGGCCCCAAACCTCTTGGCTCAGCGAAAGCTAGGAAGTCATTCAAAAGGTCGGTGTCGCTGACCCCCATAAGCTCCAGGAGTGCTGATCGTATCGCAGCGAACGTCGGAATTAGGCATTCACCTGCTTCCGCAAACAAAGATCCATTGCTGCGAAACCCATGCTCAAATGCATCGCTAATTGATCTGACCCGATCGTGAAAACCCTTGTCACCATTGAAAACGAGTATGCCCCGCGAAGCTGAGTCTAAATACTCACGCAGGGTCATTTTTCCGCCCGTCCGATAGCCCCAGGAGACCGCGAGTTCCTCGGGCTTTTCACCCGATTTGCGCAGGAGATTTCGCCACATCGCAGATTTCAGCGCTTCGGCAGCCATGAAAAGATGCGCAAGCGTCGGAATCTCGGATCCCATCTTGAGGCCATTTAGGGCAATCGAATACTGCGCAGCTGCTCGTCCAATCGCGTCGAGCTCCTCGTGATCAGAGATTAGTTCAAGGACGCGCCCCACAGCTAAAGGATCAATAAATCGAGAGCGCAGGGCAGGGCGG